TTTTTTTTTTTTTTTTTTTTTTTCACCTCGCGGCAACTCTTTGAGTTCCGTGAGTTTCATAACAAGTGGTTAAGCGCAACTATGTTGCCCTGCCTCGCTTGTATGAATGTGAAGGGAAAGAAAACTTTGTATAAACTCCCAAACTCCTAAGAAGAAAATTCTTCCAAATCAATCACAGCCCATGCGTGATTCTCGCTAAGCCAAACACCTCTCTTAGTGAGATCGTTTGGCCTATCCTTGACCCGGTAAACCGGGATATGAAATTGAATGCAAAGCAGCTCAATCTCATCGGCTGACTCATTACGAGCAGCTTCAATCACTTGATCGTTGTCAGTGAAAAATGAAAGTGCAAAAGCGGCACAATCAGTATCTTTCTGTCGAACGACCAATCGTTTTCCGTGATTTTCAGCCTGAACAAGATCGTAAAACAAAGAGCGTTCTCGCATGGCGAGATATAATTCCAGTACACAGTCTAAAAGGCTAGGTTCGAAATCTGAATACGCCTCACGAACAGCGTACTTCAGATAATTGAAATCAGGCTCAGACAAAGCCACATATCGATCATAAAAGGCCTCAGCCAACTGGTTGACGCGATCCATGTCCTTAGCGGGCTTCGTCATAGCCTTGCAAATCATTCTCACGGGATCTGGTACAATGGAAGCTTCCAACAAAAACCTTCCAGCATGATATGGTGGCTTGTTGAAATCTTCCGTCAATTGTGTCGCCCTAATCTCAGGTACTGAAACTGGCAACATTGGCAATATCGTATCGCTGATGTAATCATCGCCCTTGACAATGAGAGTTGAAGTGCTCAATCCAGCAACACCGAAGCGTTCAACCATGACAGTCAACACTTCAAAAATGTTGCGAATCAAGGTGAAAGGATCACCAGAACCAAGATTGTTCTCCGCTTGGCCATCATAAAGTCCGGAATGAAGTGACCGGTAACGATAGAAAGTCGATTGACGTTCATACAATTCGGCAAGTTCCAGCGGAACACCAAAGTGTTCCAAGGCAAGTCGGAAAACCCTCAATGTGACAGGCGTATGACTAGTGTCCTGCCTCTTCACATCTGCTTGATAATTCTCATTCAGGAAACGAGCAAAAGCTCCGCAATCACGCAAACCCCTAGCCAAATCAGCATCAGAATAACCTGAGTCCAAGAAAACCCCGGTCCTGCAACCGAGGCGAACGTTCCGCAGGAAAGTTTTGCTCCAGGGTCCGAGCATAGCGTTGTAATCAGGTGGGCTGGCAAGTACCGTTTGACCGTAATTCTCTTCCAAAGCGAAGCTTCGCTTGACCTTGACTTTCACTTGAGTTTTGAGAAAACCATACGAACGCACAGAAGCGCTTGTCAGTCCGAAAGGATCACTCAACATGAACTTTCGAGTAAAATCAGCGCTCCGGCCATCTATCCAATCACCGGCCATCGGTGAAACTGAAAAATCACGTTCATTGTCTGCATCGAAGAAAGCGGCCAACACCTCGCCAAAAAGCCTCTCTCCTTCGGCCTTAATATAGGCAGGGTCATGTTCAATGTGTCTCGGACGGGCGGTACGTTCAACA